TTCCTGAGTTAGCAGCACACGTAACTGTACCTTTTAATAACTCAAATGCACCACCGCCTGTATGTTGATTACTACTGGTTTGTATGTTCGCCCCATCTTGATGGATAATCAGTCTAGAACTTGCGTTGTTAGATTTTACCCACGCACTGAAAGTTATTGTTTGTGACACAAAAGGCTGAGTATCTTCTATTTGTTGGACACCTTCTACACGCCCGTTATTACCAGCAGTTGCAGTAAGCAACATTGTGTTTGTTACTTTTCCATCTACTGTTTGTGCTAGTTTGTGAGTTACTGTGCCAGAGATATTGTTGTGTTTGGACTTGAATCTATCCAAATGGTACACGGAAGATGTAGTCAATGCCGTAGCACTTGTAAATGCAGCACGTTGCGATACTTGAAAATCACCATTAATAATCCAGTTCTTCCTGCCACTATTAACAGCATGAACATTGGTAACATTAACTCCGCTAATTGCAGGTAAATCACCTGTTAATTTGGATGCGGTCAATGCACTAATACGTGCATCAGCAACCGTTCCTGTTAGATTAGCTGCGGGTAAGCTAGAGTTTTCATCCAATAGAGTACCTGTGCCATCTGGTAATGTTATCGTTCTATCGGTACTCGTATTCGGAGCTGTGATTGTAACAACACCTGTTCCTGATGCGTGCCCTGTAATTTTTACTTTCGCCATCTCTATTTCCTATGCGATTACCCAAGTGCTTCCACTTGGAACTGTGATACTTATGCCAGTATTTATAGTGATCGGCCCGGCGGTAAATGCGTTGTTGCCGGATGCTATTGTGTAATCAGCAGCTATGACATTAGACATTTCATATAAAGCCTTTGTTGTTGTATTAGAATCTGTATCTAATACTGCCCAGGTGGCGGTAGTTGCATCTGTTGTTAAATATTTTCCAGCATGACCGGTTTGTGAAGGTAATGCATCAATACCTGTAAGAGCAGCGCCTGAGCCAATAAATGATGTGGCAGTAGCAGTGCCAGTAAAAACTGCATTACCAGTTGAACTAATAGTTGCTGCGGTTCCATCCACACTGTTTATAAATGTAAATCCGTTTCCTGTAAGCTCAGCTTTTGCTTGCCAAGTGCCACCATAGTTTCGGAATGCTCCCGAATTTCCAGAACTTACATTATAATTACTATAAATACCCAAACCGTTGACACTTAACCTAGCATACCCTCCAGTTGCTAAAGTTAGGCCGTCGTTGTAGCTAGAATATATACCAGTATTTGTATCATCACCAAAAGCTATAGATGGTGCGGAACTAGAACCATCTGGTATTTTTAAAACACCAGTCATTGTACCGCCAGCGAGTGGCAGTTTTTCAGATAAGGATGTTGCTATTGTTGCGTTAAAGTTTGCATCATCATTGATCGCTGCAGCGAGTTCATTAAGAGTATCGAGCGTACCTGGCGCAGAATCGATTAAGTTTGCAACCTCAGTATCCACATAAACTTTTGTAGCAGGATGAGTATCAGCAGTTGGCGTAGCAACGGTTACTGTCTTACCAGTAAGATCCATGGTAGTATGTAACTTATCGTGTGTGATCGCTAGATCACCGATATTACTCGTTTTTAATTTTGTATCTGACATCTATGCGACCACCGTAAGTCTTTGAAGTTTAATAGTTGTATTAGCGTTAACAGGACTACACAACAGTCTCACAGTAGTTCCAGAAATATCTGAGCTCACAGTATACAATGAACTACCAGTATATATTACTCCATATTCTGTCATATGCGTATTTGTGCCATCATGAATGAGTAGCACTTCTGAACAATGATACGCAGAACCTGCCGAAGCTTGAACTAAATACTTTGCACTTCGATACTGAGTTTTTGTGAATGTATCAACTGTTTGGTTCGTAGCAGTAGTACTTAACGCTGCACCACCTGGTTGAAGAGCATCATGAGATGCAATTGAGGCTCTGCCAAACGATTCGATTTCAACAACGTCACCAGATTCTAATGAAGTAATGAATGTGATTGAAGTTCCGTTAGTAGCAGTATAGTCAGAACCATTGATAAGCCGCACACCGTTTTGGTATACATTTAACTTAGTTGCATCATAGGCTAGTGTTGTACTAGTATCATCTGCTCCGCTTAAAGAACTTGTGGAGGTTGAAATTGTATAAACATAATTCGCATAATCTCTTAAGCTAACGACTGTTGAATCGCTTGAGAGCACTCGTATTTCTACAGCATCTCCATTTGCCGGCGCTGTAGTAAATGTTAGTGCATTACCGCTTATTGAATACGTAGTTATATGTTGGTTTATACCGTTAATAGTGGCAAAGACTAATTGATCGTTGTCTGGTATGCTACTAAGGGTATAAGCTCTTGTTGATCCATTGCCGGTAAAGGCATTGACCGTCATAGAAGTCGCGCTAGCTGTTGTTCCGCTACCAGAAAACTTTACAATTGATTCAGTACCACCTACTGATTTCTTTAAGTAAATATCACCGTCAGTTGTATTGATGGCAAATTCACCGAGCGCGAGATTGCTTGTAGTTGGTGCACTACCTCCCGTACTACTTTTCTTATGTCTTATTACTGTTGCCATCGGAAACCCTACTTATATGGTGTATCTTCTTTTGTCTTATCCACATCTTCAGATAACTTTGCAATCTTTTGGTTTGCAATTTCTAATTGTGAATCTAACATCAAATTCTTATTAATCAAATCGCCAATTAGTCTATTCTGTTTATTGATATAGACGTTCATTAATTCTTGATCCATTATATACCTCAAGTGTTATAGGACTCAGGGTTATTTATCCTGAGTCCAGATTACCATAATTTTAGTAAGTGCCGCAATCAATGTGGCCAAAGAAAGGAGTTCCGTTGGCCGCAGTTTGAAGGGTTTGACCTTCAGTTCCGTATGCAGATGAAGCATCATCTACTAAGAACGCCATATTACCTGATGTAGTAAAGTATGGGATGGATAGACCACCACCAAAGTTACCACTAGATAATGTGACACCATCTAAAAGTGCGTTACCAAATTCTACGTTACCAGCACTTCCTGCGAATACTTCAGAAGTGTTAGTCGCATCAGCAACAAACTTAAAGCGAGATGCTGAATCGTCGTAACCAAAGAAACCAACCTTTGCTGCAGAACCGTTATGCCATCTAAACTCAATACCGCGATCTTTGTTATCATCAGCACTTGGGGCAGTATCGCCACCCAAAGTAAATACTGGATCATCAACAGTAACGGTGTTTGAATTCACGGTAGTTGAAGTACCCATAACACTAAGGTTACCATATACTACAACGTTACCAGTAGGTGAACCTGAACCTGTATGACCAGGATCTAAATAAAGATCGCCTGACGTAGTACCAACAGTTGAACCGTCAACACGAACTTCATTAAACGTGAAACCAGAACCAGAATCAATCTTACCTTGATAAGCTCCACCAGTTACAAAGTAAATAGTATCTGCAACTTGCGAACCAGGGACTGATAGGTTAGAACTAGGTGCTGCAATGATATAAGTGTTTTGGTCAGCATCAATGACACCACCAAGACCTTGCCATGCAGAACTAGAATATCCTTCGAACTGTGTAGTCGTACTGTTATAACGAATCTGGCCGGTGACTGCTGTACCTGGTCGTTCACTTGAATTACCAGCTGGAACTCTAAGGGCTGAAGTAGAACTAATAATTGTTTCAGCGTTAGAAGCAGGTGCGATAAGTAACGAGCCAGACAATGTAGAAATTGTATTAGCATCAAGCTTTACATTATCAACTGCAAGGGAACCAGTTACTGTTAATAAACCTGAGGATGTATTGTATAACAAGTTACCTGAATCAACAAGTGCGCCTGATGTACCTGCAAAGGTTACACGGCCTGCCGTAAGATCACTAACGATAGCTGATGCAAACGTTGCTTCACCTGACGTGGACATGGTTGCAGCGCCGATGTTAGCTGTACCAACAACTGCGCCGGTTAACGTAGTTACACCAACAACATCGAATGTACCATTGACCGTTGCGGGACCAGTTACTACTAACTCACCGGAACCACCAGGAGCGATGGTTAAGTTACCGTTAGCAGCTGATGTTTGGTTGATAGAAAGTGTACTACCATTCATTACAAGGTTATCAACATTCCATTCGTCAATTTTCTTGTTAGCATCTAGGATAACTGCAGATGCAGCTGTCGCAGTACCATGAACGTGATCAAGCATAGTAGTAAAGTATGCGCCACCGATAACTTGATACGTTGGCGAGAAGCCTGTACCACTATCATCGCCTGTACCGATATAAAGACGGCCGCCGTGGTTAGCTTGTGTAGGTGGTGTTTGAGATGAGTAAGCTAGCTCGCCAGTTGCAATTACCGGATTACTACTTCCGTCTACTGGCAACTTACTCTGGTCAGTATTTTTAATTTTAATGACTGTTGCCATTAGTATGTTCCTCCAATTATTCGGGTATTAGCGTTTTCCATTTTTCTTCTGATCTCGAATTTTTCACTCGTTGCATTATATACGACAACAGACCCATCTCCAAGATCAACAGGGTCAACGTCAGTTAATTCTAATAACCGTCCAGTAGATAAATTAAGAGTTTTAACTCTCAAGTTACTAGTTGGTCCGATTGCTCCTTTAAGTACAGTCATTACTTAATCCTATTTATCTAGTTATTCCTGGCCCAACTTCGAATTGACCTTCAATAACCCTGGTTATAATTCCTGAACCATCAGTTACTTCAACGTCGTATAAGTATCGACCTTTCATAGTTTCTGTTACTGAGTGACTCATAGAAAGTGTTAGGATGCCTTGTGATGGAGTATTAATAACTGCAACAAAAGGATACGATGTTGAGGAGGTATATGTACGACGAGCTTGAGCGGCTGCAGTATAACCAGTTAGGTCTGCAGCATCCACTCCGTTAGAGCTTGTTACTGTAACCGTTGCAGAGAAGCTCGTCCCTTGATCTGCTGAAATGTTTGCGTATACTGCCATCAAATTCTCACTAATTAGATTTCTTACAACTATTTATACAAGGTGGAATCTACATAAATAGTTTCATATAAGTTTATTTATATGTGTACAAATAGTAAAAACTGTGTTATAATAGAAGAGTTATCTGCTGAGGGTGGAGGTATATGATGAATTACAATATTTCTAAAATACTATTGGAGTTAACAACTCTTCCAGAGTACAAGAATCAATTATATCTACAAGGGAATAGATCTGATATGGATCCTATTGAACCTACTCGTGGACAAAATTATTTATACGTAGATGATAACGAGTTAGAGTATAACATTAATTTGTTTGATATTCCTTATATCAATTCTATTATCAATGAACATGGATTAGTACGTACACGCATAATGAGAATGAAACCTAAAACTTGCCTTTATTGGCACAACGACTATACGAAACGTTTGCATATTCCAGTCGTAACAAATCCACATTGCTTTCTTATCGTAGACGGCGAGCAAATGCATTTACCTGCAACAGGTGAAGCATACGTAATTGATACGACGAAAATGCACACTGCACTTAATGCATCTAAGCAAGACAGAATTCATATAGTAGGTGCGTTTAGTGTATGATATGGTACTTGTATCTTTGCCTGAAATGGACAAAGACAAACCTTCCCCTGCTTTAGGATTTATAAAGGCTTACATAGAACAACACGGATTTACTGTAAAAACAATTGACGGTAATCAGATAGGTGATATTGATTCAATACATCTAACAATATCACAATACGAATATAAGTATCTAGGAATTTCAGTCTTCTCATATGAGCAAGTAGACTTTGCTTTAGAGCTTGGTGAAGAGTATGAAAATGTAATCTATGGTGGTTCAGGAGTTCATAAAGATTGGCCGCATGGTGATTATATTGTAGGTGAAGGTGAGCTTGCTCTATTAGAATACCTCCGTGGAAATAAATATTATCCAGGTATTAATGGTAGAGCTCAAGTACAAATACCTGACTTGGCGATACTACCTCCTCCTGATTACTCTGATCTAAATCATTCTGCGTACACATCTGCTGTGATCTCAGGTTCTCGTGGATGTGTACGTGCCTGTACTTTTTGTGATGTTGCATCAATATGGCCTAAGTATAGATTTCTTGGTGGTGAACGTATCGCTCAACATATGCATGCTGTATCAACACAAACAGGATTTAAGAGTATTGGATTCTCAGACTCTTTAGTAAATGGGTCTATGAATCATTTTAGAGAAATGTGTTATTCACTTGCTAATATTGATAAAAAAATTAAATGGAGCGGTCAATTTATTATCCGTCCTAAGAAGACCTTTTTAGAGAAAGACTTTAATAACCTTGCTAATTCTGGATGTAGTGGATTAACGATAGGGATTGAATCTGGATCTGAGGCAGTACGTTACCATATGAAGAAGAAGTTTAGTGACGATGACTTAGAATGGTTTATCACTAACATTGGTGACCGAGGTATCAAGATGAAGTTCTTATTGATTGTTGGTTATCCTACAGAGACTAAAGAGGATTTCCTTGAAACCTTAGAGATGCTAAAGAAGTTTAAAAGATATGCACCAACCACTGAAATCTCACCTCATATGATGTTGGTCGATAAAAATACACCACTTGATTATAACCATAGAGATCTATATGATGACTTTGGTTTTAAATGGACTAATGAGAATTCAGACTATGATGAAAGATATAGAAGATTCTTAAAGGTATTTGAGGTAGGTGCTGCTCTTGGTTATAAATTTAAAGATCATGCAACAAATAAGATCGAAAAATTTAATACCAATAATCCTTAATCCAATCATCTTCTACTAGTTCCATATTGTTATCAGAATCAGAGAAGTGTACCATTTTAATATCTTCATGAAACTCACCACCCATAAAGAATGGCTCTGATATGCCACACGATTTATTCCAGTTAACTTGAATCTCTCTTAATCTTTCTTCTTGATACTTTGCGAACCATATAGGTTGCAACCAAGCACGATCTAATCCAACATGCTCATCAATAAAGTTTTGTTCACCATTGACAGGACCAGAAGCTAAGCCGTTATTAATATAATACTCTTGCCAATACTCTGGATCTTTTACAAACTCTTCCCATAGATGATCAGTGTCTCCCATATGATACATCTGAAATCCACCATTGATCTTACATAGATGAGTTAGGTTAGACCACCATCTTTCAAAGCAACCAAACGTATTCTTTGAAAGATCATAAGAGAGTATATCATCCATGTCACCTGTAATGATCCAATCAATGTCAAGTATAAGACACTTCTCACCTACAGGTATATCACCAAATCCAGATTTATGGAATTTAATCTTATGCCATTGAAGTTTAAACTCCTCTGGATTATCTAATTGTATCACAGTTATATCAGAATGTACACCTTTATTATCATCTGTATAGCAATAAAGTTTAAATTCTTCTGAGGTATTTCTTTTAATGCTATTGTATAACCTATTGACATAGTCCACAGAGTACTTAGTACCTACTTTAAGAGTAAGTATGTGTATCATTGTCTTCCGCCATCATATGAACCAAAATCAAAAAATCCTATTGATTGATCCCCTACTGTTAATCGCATAATTGCATCCGCTATCTTACTTTTAATTTTAATTTAAATGGCATTTCTGTGCAACATTTAATTTTGCACACCCGCGGCGCTAGCCTTGGGTTCTCTATTAAGTTATGAAAAAACTCATCCCATTCATATGAAAATAATATCTCATCAACATCCTTAACGTTGCTGATATGTAAATGCTCTTGAACAAGTTTCTCATAACCATCCCAGTTAGCAGTATCTGCCCAACAACAAGGAAGAATATATCCTGCTGCACTATATGCAGGCGGTTTTCTTTGTTCTAGATCTAAACATCTAGGATATAGTTTTACTTCCATATCCCTTATTTGCGCTTTAGTTAACTTAGGCCTATCGCTTACTATAATTTTACTCATACCTGCGTTCCTAACATTTCGATCTCACGTCCAAGTGTTCTATCAATATAATGTTTAGATGGCCGAAGCGGATCGTCTTCTCCTAGCCATCTACTTGATTCTAAGAGCATGAATTTAATGTTATTATCTCTGGCCAGTTGAATAGCTTCTTCAATATCGTTCTCATTATATTTAAAAACGATATACTGCCAGAGTATGTTATTGCCTACCTTTGCGCCTTCAACCATTTTTTCAAAAACAGCTTCACCATTTTGATTAACACGATGCACATGGCTGTCTTTAGGTAAACCATCTATACCAAATATCCACTTATGCCTATGCAACTTACGCGTCTTTGCAAAAGACTTATCCCACCATGCATCTTTTTTACCGTGGCCATTTGTTGAAATCTGTAAACGATTCTTTTGTTCTATATTAACATCTAATAGATCGTGAAGTTTTGTGTGATATATAGGATCTCCCATTTGGCCGCAAAGAGCTACACCACTGAAAGCTTTGCATATTTTTGTATAATCTTCGACAGATATATCATGACCGCGTTTGTGCAGTCCGGGTTTAAATTGCCTCATACATCTAGGGCATTGAAGAATACATCTATGAGTAATATCTAAGTTGATGTTACGGTCAAAGAATTCTAAATTATCAGCCGGATTGTACATAGTATTCCTTCAATTCAGGCCATAGATCGAATAACCCTCTTTTTCTTTTATATAGTATATCTAGATCTAGACAATATTGTATTGCAATCTGAAATTGAGAATCATCTCTTTCTTGTTTTAGCACTTTTATAATAGGTTCTTGTGCGGTCTCGGTTATTAATCTTTGTTTGATTTTATCAGGAAGATGCTTTACAGAAAGATAGTCAGGATATGCTAACACAAAATAACTAAGCTTAGCATTTTTATTTTTCCACTTCTTATCAAATTCACCATGGTTTAACACACTTAACATTGATACAGTGTTTGCAATTCCAAAGGAAACATTAGGTAGATTTTGTAATTTATCTATGTTTTTTTCTACAGTATCGGTACTTCCGTTTTTTCTAATATACTCATCGTATTCGCCGACACTATCAATAGAGATATGTACATGCACATGTTCAAACTCTTTCATATATTTAAAAAAGGCTTCTTCACCTCGGCTAAACTTAGTAAAGTTTGTTTGATATTTTAACACAATATGTTTGGCATCTCCAGATTCAATAAGCAAATCTAGTAATTTGTAATGACTGTCCATCATCATCGGTTCACCACCGGTAATTTTAATAGAACTAACTAAATGAGCAATGTCTTTTATTTGCTCTAGAGAAGAAGCGAATTCATCTTTATTTACCTTAGAAATATTTTTAGGTGTTCCATCATCAGTGCGCCTGCTATCAAACCACATACCTTTATACTTATCTGGTAGTCTTTTAACATCATTAATACGTGTACTAGAATTATGAGGCCAGCACATATAACAAGATAGATTACATAGGTTACCGAATATCCTTAATTTAAGACTTAAGAAACGATCATCAATATCTGATAAATCCATTTCATTATAATCTTTGTAGGAATCAACTGCCATTATTAAAGCCCTAGAAGATTGGTGATGCTTTAAATCACCAATTGCTGAGTTCTTCCATTTTATCCTAGCAGATGTCCCTTGTATATTTTCCTGTTTTTTGCAGTTACCACAGTAATGATCAGTAAGTTTTGTTTCTTTACTTTTACCTACCATTTCATCCCTGATGCCATTCATAGTATCAGATTTCCACCAATCGATCATCGAAGTGTTTTCAGTGTTGTACATTATTATTCTATCAGTAGAAATAATATTTGCATCATCCTTTGAAGTTTGTTTACTCAAACAACAGGGCATCCATGAACCGTCGGAGTTTGAGTATATGTGATTAAATGGAAGCGGGCAAAACCAATTCTTGTCTTCTTTAATATCGTCTAATGTTTCTTTCATACTCTTCCTATAACCATAAATCTTGTATATTTTTCAAACTCTAAATCACCCTTGTATAAAATCTCATTGACGCCATATTGTGTGGCTAATTCTTCAGCAGAGTCTACACAGTTAGTATGATCTTCTATTTCACGATAGTTATTACTCTGTAATGCCACATATGACCCTGGCCTTACTTTAAGCGGAGGCATGTGTTCGCACGAAGTATTAATTACTAAATATTTATATTCATGAGCAGAACAATCTATGAGATCAGCCTTAACCAGATCATCATCTTTAAAGAATATGTTTTTAGATATGCCCACCACTTCTTCATCAATATCATGTAATCTTATTTCTGTGTCAGGAAAGATTTCTTTTAATCGAGGTACAAGCACATTGCCATACCAACTTCCTGCTATGTACATGCGTTTAACACTTGGTATGTTTGCCATTTCAATATGCTCGCATAACCAATCCTTACACTTAACTTGCTTTTCATCATACGACTGGACTATGTCAACCGCTCTGTGCGGGAATTTTTTAATCGCTCGTTGTGTAACTGCGTCCATTACGAACATAATAAATAGCCTTATGATAAATGTTATATGTGTTAAATGGGGTACTAAGTATTCTGCATATGAGGTCAATAGACTTCAAAGAAACGTGCAGAAATATCTTAAGGTACCTCATAAATTTTATTGTTATACAGAAGATCCTACTGGACTTGAGTGTGACATTATATCTATGCCTCTAGATAATGACCTAGAAATTTACTGGAACAAGCTTGCGATGTTTCAAAAGGATTTTGTAAAAGGTACATGTTTATACTTTGATATAGACGTTGTTATTCAAAACAATATAGAGCCATTGTTAGACTATAAGTGCGATAATCTTAGAATGATACGTGCATATTGGAAGGGTGATTTAGTTACGGATGGTTCTTCACTGAAGCGCAAAGAACGATATAATATGTACGTTAATTCAAGTGTGCTTGTATGGGAAGCAGGTTCTTTAGATTACATATGGGACCACTTTGATGCTAATGCTGATTACTATATGATTAAGTATAAAGGCATTGATAGATTTTTATTCCATGAAGGATTTAATCTAGAGTATTTTCCAGAAGGATTAATATACTCTAGGGTGTGTGGAATATCAGATGATTATATTGGAAAGCATAAGACTTTCAAGAATAAAGTTAAAACAGAGTTGCTACCGTATGATGAAATAGATTTGTATTATATTAAAGAGGCATTAGTATGTCTTTTTAATGGTGATGTTGAACCATGGATGTACGATGAACTTAGTCATCACTTATATCCATGATCATCTCTTCCCACATCCATTTATCTGGTATAATATAACCTAACGTAAGTCTTGGTACGTCAGTACCTGCAGTGTGCCAGAATATATGATCTGGTTCATCGTGTGCACCAAAATATCCTACCTTAACCGTCCATCCACCTGGATCATCTATCTTAACAATCTCTTTTGTAATCGGATCTTGGTATTTAAAATACCCACCACCGTTCTCAGTGTATGACATAATGATATTATAGCCAGACGCATTAGCATTATTATGCCAACCTAAAAAACCGTCCTTAGGATAATACATCTTAATCGCACCATTCCTAGCACCAAGAAATCCAATAAGCTTCTTTTCACATTCCTTAATAGTTGCTTCCCATTCAATAGGATATTGTCTTGGTTCACTTCCTAATGATACACCTCTGCTGCATTCTGGAAATCCAACGTGTGCTTCATCTTTAAGCTGTTCTAGATATTCATCACTTGTTCCGTATACATGATCGTATGTCCCTTGTCTTCCAAGGTCTGCATTAGCTTCTATATCAATAGAAAATACCCAGTCTTTCCACCAATCTAGAATCTCTATTAGTTCTGGATTAATCTTTGATAGAACCCGCATACACTTTATCTCCATCTAATGTGTGGTGATATATTATTATCTCACCTTCTGCTTCATCTTTTTTATAGTTGTTTACGAAATTCCATCTAGCATCATCTTCAAAGATGCCGATCTTTATTCCTTTATGTTTATCCATCCTTAGTAAACGCCAGAAAGTATACTGATCCCATATTCTTAATGATTCATCATCAGGGTAAGGCCATGGTTGAACTTCATATTGATATTTAAACTCTTCCCACCAGTCTTTCATAAAATCTAACATTAACGTATTACTATTATAACACATTACACCGCAATGGTACACCATTTCTTCGGTATTATTATTAAACTTTACTTGTGCCCCTGAATAAGGTCTAATGTTAGTGAGAGTAATATCACCCTTAGTATGTTTAAACACCGTAGATATATCTTCGTGCATCACTTCGCAATCTGCATCGATATACATTGTATTGATATAAGGCGTTCGTGACAAAGCCCATAGCTTACCACGACAATGTGAAGGAGTTTCTAGATTTATATGATCGAATAGGTCTATATGAATATCTTCAAATAAACCTTCTTCAGTGAACAATGCAATCTTTGCATCTGGGAAATGATCTAATATAGACTCAGCTAAGTTTATCGCACTTTGATAATAATACTTAGACTGAGTCGCAGCTATTAAATAACCATTACTTTTTTTGCTTTGGAGTTTCATTAATTACATTCAATAAAAGCGCAGTGGCATAAGCCATTGCTTCAATTTCAGTGGGTGCTTTACGGATCAACGATTTGATCTTACGATCTTTAGAGTTCTTGATATTTTCAATCTCAAATATAGCAAGCTTAGTTTCAAACAACTTTTCTTGTTTACCACGTTCTAATGAACTAGCTCGCTCTTCTTTTTGAGCAGCGGTTTTAGATATAATATTTTCTTTATTTGAAGCTATAATAGCTTTGGTATTATTATCTATGCCTGTTTCTTTATACTCTTTTACGATAGCTTGCCAGTCAGGATTACTTTCATCTTTAGAAACAGAAGCATCTTGTACTAATATATTACCGTCTTCTGTTTCTGTAATGATAGTAACTAACACTGAGTTCTTATTGTTATCACCCCACACTGGGTCACTATATTTCTTTGATACTACATTCATGATTATGCCTTTGATTTATCTATTGCGCTAACAATACCCTTTTGGATTTTCTTTGCTTGTTTATATAAAGCTCTTAATTCAGCAACTGCCTTTGGATCAACACCTTCATACTGATTTTCTAATTTCCATGCTACTGATTCAAAACCATTAACACTATTATTTAAAGCCATTTTTAAAGTAGCTGCAGATGCCTTATCCATTTTCTTAGTGGGTAGACCTAGAGTAGCCTCTTCAAATTCCTCGCTCTCCCATCCTTCTTGTTGTTCTCTTAATCCGAAAAAATCTTTCATGCTATGCAGTCCTCAGCCAAAGCTTTATTGTTGATACGTTTTCTTTTGATGCTTGAATCGTTGCACCAGTATAAGTTCCAGCGTAGTTACCTGTGTAGTTTCCAGTATAAGTTCCAGAATAATATCCTGTAAAATAACCACCTACCCAACCACGAAAATATCTTATATAAGATCCAGCGTATGTCCCGGTGTAGTTTCCAGTATAAGTTCCAGAATAATATCCTGTATAGTTTTGGTTACTACGTTGCTGACGAGTATCAGTGAATACAGAACCTACTTGAACCCAAGTACCTGCGCCAGGAGCAGACGCTGATGCATAATAATGACCTTTATTATTAGCCATTAACCAGTTGTGATATTGGACAACTAGTAAACTTATCTCGGCATCAGTTGCTTCTTTTATTCCATCTAGACCAGTATTAAATAATAAAGGCCTAACAATAGTCGGTGTAGTATCTGCAGTCTTTTGCCACAATTTAGTAGTAGCATTACCACTAATAGCTGTATCAGTTATTGTAGCTCTTGTGGTCCAGGTGCCACCTGAAGGAGCACTTGCTTGCAACACATAACTTGCTAATCCACTTGCCGACATAATTCCAAATGTAATAGCATTAATTTTATTACCTAGTTCTGTACTGCCAGCTTGTTGTATACCATCTAATGTGGTATCAAATACCATAGGGCCAACATGGCCTTCAGATCCAGTCTGACGGTTTTGTCTAAATGTGTATGTTGTACTATTTATAGTAGAAGATGCTGGATGATCGCCAACAGAACCCGGCCGAACGGTATCAACGAACGCACCGATACTAGTATAAGAACCAGGGTTAGAGTTAACAGTTAAAGCTCCTAAAGCACTTGCATGATATGCATCAAGAATTCTGTTAGCGATGTAATTCATCTCTACATCAGTCATCTCCTTTAAACTTATAGGAGTGGTGTTATCTACTTTTAATGGTCTTGCCACAATATTATCCTATAAGTTTAAGGGTACAGACGAGTTCCGTTCACATCATATACATTTAATGTAGGAGCAGTAGCTACAGTAGTCGCTATACTCAATGAACCTAAGTTTGTCATAGTAGCAGAACCTGTCACATCACCGGTCAAAGTGATAGTAGGATCATTGACGTCAAAATTAACCTTACCCGCTGAATCGTCATATGTGACTGATATACCAGATTCGCTATTACCAGCAACCATTCCACCAACAAGATCTTGCACTGCTTCATCAAAACCAGTTACGTTTGCTGTTGTATGCGAGTGAGCGTTGTTAGCAATTGCTAATGTGAGCTTACCAGTGCTATCATTATATACTGCAGAGATACCACCAGTTTCTGTGTTACCAGTAACCATAGCTCCTACAAGATCTTGTGACCATTCAGAGAATGTATATCCATCAGCGTCGAATACCAATTCAGATCCAATTGTAAGATCACCGCTAATAGTATTAGCACCCTGAAGATCTAGTGCAACAGTAATAGCAGTTGCACCACCACCTCCACCGCCTGCACGCAAATAACGTGTATCAGTATCTTCTCCACCATATCGTAGAGTAGTGGCATTAGCCGAACCTTGTACATCAAATTTATATGTACCTGGAGCTTTACCTACACCGACGTTACCAGTACCATCAGCAACGGTAATTCGATCTTGCATTGCGTTAGAACTATCTTCTGTACGAATCTTAAGACTAGTACCGGTTTTAACGCTTAAACCACCTTCAGATAACTTTAGGCCGTCGTTTGCATCCATTGTCGAAGTACCATCTAAACGCATATAAGCAGCGTTTAATGTACTAGAAGTAGAAGCAGTATATACTGCATTCAATGCAGAAATTATATCTGTTTGTGATCCGCTATATGCTGCGGCCATACGAAGAGAACCAGCTCCACCAATTTCAGATAGTGCGGTATCAGCATTTGTATCTAACTCATTGATTGCCGCAGTAACATTAGTACCTGTCGTAGTAAGAGACATTGTACCTAAGTGCGCGTCTAATTCGTTGATCGCTCCGGTAGTCGATTGAGAAGTAGTAGTTAAAGAAGTATCACCAAAAATGGCATCTAATTCATTAATCGCTGCAGTGATATTAGTTGCTGTGGTGGTCAAAGACATAGAGCCAATGTTGGCTTCATGTTCATTGATTGCATCGGCAAGTGTCGTTGCAGTAGTAGTAAGAGCTTGAGCAGGTTCAACAAAATCTTGAACTAACTTAAACTCAGCAGCAAGAACCGCAGCTTCAGTTCCAGCGATTGTAGCAGAAGTAATGTTACCACCGGTCTGACCAGTGATTGTGATAGTTGCATCGTTAGTAGTATCTACACCACCAATATCAGAACCTTTAATAACCACAGTATCACTAGTTGCATAACCAGTTCCAGCTTGTGTTACTGCGACTCCGTATACTCCGGCAGTATTTGTGATTGTGAAAGTAGCAGCTGTTCCTACAAAGTCGTTTGCATTAACACCTTTTTGGCCTGTGAACGTAGTAGTCGCATTGTTTGATACAGTGCCACTTACATCTCCTAGCTGACTACCGAGCTCATTTGACTTAATACGCCACTCGTTAAACGTATTAGCGGTTGTGATATTAACAATGGCCATTTACAGTCTCTCTAATAGTTGTTTTAAGATGCCTTTAATCTCTTTTACTTCAGATTTTAGCTCTTGCATCTCGTTTTCTTTTCTAAGATGTTCATTACGAGCATCCCTTGCTTTCTGAGCACCATTCTTATCCATATTTATAATAGCACCAGACTGAGAATCCCGGAATAAACCGGGAGCCTCATTTACTGGAATATAACGGTCACCTTCCATTATACTAATGCTATTGCTCTGAATGCTGCAGCGTTAGGTACTAGTGCTGGGTTTTCAGACTTCATAACAAGTTTAATACCAAACGCTTTAAAGTCAATAGTAGGATTGATCGTCCATTCAACTTCACTGAATGTTCCAGTGTCACTAACTGGTATAACATTATCTGGAGTTGCTAAGGCCCAGCTTGCGGCATTCACCTCTGTCTCATCAGCACCTGTCTTATAATACACTTCAAACTCTGTATTATTTGGACGAGCAACATCTATAAAGATTTTCAATGTGGACGAAGCTTCATTTAGTAACACTGTTTTTGTAACATACTTAGCAAGAGCAGATCCGACAGCAGCTGTTGTTTCAGCGACAAAGCCATCCACAACGTTAAAGCCTGCGGTGGTTGATCCTACAGGTCTATCAATTCTATTACCTATAGTAAACACCGATGCTCTTTCAAGATCTATTGCAGGAGATAGGTTACTTCGTGTTGAAGTAAACGCGCCACGAGCAAGGAATGTTGAAACATTCTTGTTATCAGCAGTTGCAATAACCCGTGTAGTAGATGAGTACATTGTCTCATTAGGTATGATTGCTGAGAATGCACTATCAACCACATAAGGCGTACGAGATGTTTCCATAAGACCTAGGCCAGACGTCGTTTTAGCTGCCCAAGTAACATTCGTTCCAGTCAATAAGACTTGTTGAATATTAGTTTGGAACGCTTGGAACGCTCTATTATCTGTAGCATCTATCGTAGCTGCACCACCAATACCTGTTGATGTAGCATTTGTTGATACCGTAATTGTATATGAATCTTGCTCTACCGCACTCACTACGTGTGTCGCATTCAATTCAGAAGCTGGAATACCGTGTATCGCTGTTGCAACACCTGATATTGTTACACTTGAATTAACACTTCCGTGTACAAAGAATCCATGGTTGTCATGAGATACTCTAACAATACCAGAACCAGAAGTACACTTAAATGGATCATATTGTAAGCTAGCTTTTTCAGGAGCATCATTCTTAAGAACTAAATTAGCTGTTGCACCAATAGTAAACTCAGCGCGATGAATATTGAACTTAAGATCAGCGTTCTGATCAGCTGTCCATGTAGCGGCGTTCTGAGACTTAAACATTACACCAGCATATGGTTGCTTATTAATCTTAACACCAGCTAAATCTTCTTGGCCCATTACAGCATGCCATACAGTATACTTATTAGTATTGGCAAGTAGTACAACACAGTACTCAACGTTCTCTTGTAAGAATATAGGAGATTCAAATGTAAAGGTTGTGGCGGTTGCAGCAGTTGCTGATATGTTAACGCTTGCAGGATTCAATACAACTTCACCGAACGGCGCAATTCGTGGAGATGGAAAACCATTTACCATTTCACGAATCTGTAACGTCACAGGAATGTTATCATCTTTAGTAGCAAAGAACATATCAACCTTTGTGATATATGCTCCACCAGTTTCATCAATTAAGAATGACTGTGCTAATGGATCTGCCCAACCCGTTTGAGTCTCAGTTCGAGTATTAGTAATAATAGTTCTATTATCACCTACAGCACTTCGCTCAACTCGAGGAGTACGCGTTGACAAAAAGACTTCTTCAATATTATCAATCAATCCAACGGCGTTATACGAAGCTTCAGCTTCTGTAGTATTAGTCGTAGCATTTGTGGTTGAATCAGTTAGTCGGAATACCCTAGAACCAGTACTAAACGTTGTAGCACTATTGTTAGGTATAAAGAACGAACCAGTTATATAACCAGATGCATCTGTAATCAATTGACCTGCTGTACTTGGATGAGCGGTAATCGCATTCTGTCCTGTAACAACTGAGGAATCGTTATTAGACCATAAGGTATAAGAAGATTCTTCACGTACGAATGATGATACATCAACACCATCAAAGAATGCATATACTCTAGTATTTGGCTTCATACGAACAGCACGGAATGAAATCTGACGAGAGCGAATAAACGGTATAATATCGATTGACACTACACGATCACCTTGAGAATCTACCTGAGTAGACCAAGCCAGCGCAGTATTAGTACCAGTGCGATTTTGAGTAGCTAAGGTATCAGTAGTAAGAGTTCTCTCACGGCGTCTTCCTCCAGCTGCTATCCAGTTACCATTCTGTGTTTGCGTTCCAGTCCATTGTGTTTGCCAGTTATTCCATACTGTACCAAACGCTGTAGATTCATTTATCTGATCTAACATTGCATTCGTAACACCTGAGTTATCAATGGTTACTGCAGGACGACGACTAACATCACGCCATTCATCTGATGAAGGTGATAAGTCAAGAGATCCAGACCATGTGAATACGTCATATGGGTTAACGTTAATAACAGAAGAAGCTTGTGGCTGATTCACTAAAGAAACAGAACTATATGGTAATGTTACTAGATCGCCAGTTTTAACTACTCCAGTTGAAGCACTTGAATCCCAACGAAGACGTGTTGATTCTTGTGAGAACTGTGGGCGTAAGACACCTCGATCAGGATCAATAGCTGCCCTAAACTCAGGAGAAATAACATCAGCAACATTGTATGACTTAAACGAATCAACAACAAAGCCGTTCTTAAACCGTTGTAGTGCACCTGTTGAATCAACAACTTGACGATCAGACGCTTCTTTTTCTAAGAATGTCAATGCAGTGTAATACTCTAAGGTATTGACACGACGATCGATCTTACCAATGTCTCGCATTGTATAACGCTTGTTATCAAGAACAGTAATCTCAACATCAGACGGCTTAAGAGTATAAGCAGGCACTAACAATTGGTATAATACCATTGCATCTTTTGGATCATCTGGTAATTCAGGATTAAGAGAAGAAACACCTTCAATAACTCCGAAAGTACCGTTCTTATCTAAAAATACCTTGTCGCGACGATTTAAGTAGTATTGAATATCAGTAGTAAATGTAGTAGCAGGTTCTGGACAAAGCTTAACAATTGCACCAGTTCCAGTAAAGTTCCCACCAGCGTCTGATACACGAGGACGGAAATCGATAGCTGATCGGAGCTCAATCACTTTACCAGTTGACTTAACAGTATATGAAGGAATATCTTCGTATGTTACTGTAGCACCGTCGTCGTCTGTAAGACCTGAATATGAATCTACTGAGAAGAAATCGCCTGTTCCGTCATGAGTGAAAAACTCATACTTAACTAGTAATCTTCCAGTAGGAACAAAGTTTGTACCAGGCTTGATAGTAACCTTAGATATACCATAGAAGTTATCTGTTTGACCATTGTCAAAGTCGTAGTATTCCTTAACATCAGGGTGCGACGCTGTCGCTACTGTTGAAAAGTTTGGAGCCATATACACCGCAAGCAAACGATAACCATCAGCTTTACCTAACGCTAAATCTCCAGCTTCGATTGTAGACTGATTGGTGAATGCTACTTGATGAACGTTCTGAGAACCAGAGGTTGTCAATGATTTAGAATCGTGATCGAGAGTTTTCTTAATACCAGCAATCAATGTTACTTGGTCACCGTTATATGAAGTAAGCCCTGAGATGTCTACTGATTGAGAGTTACCTGCGATGCTAACATCACCAGATGATGCTGCGACAATAGTACCCGCACTTGATCCAGACGTAACAGCTAAGATCCAGTTATCATTATCAAACGGTTCGAACAACTCTGTGGAACCTGCCGTAGTAAACGTTGCTTCACCACCAGAAACTGTATCAGCTCCAAACCTTTTATTAGAGAAATATACGTAGTTAAAATCACCAGTACCATCATCGCATGTTTTAACACGATCGAACGGTAAAGCAAACACTGCAGTATTATTGATAGGTTCGTTTATAACTGCTTTACTATTCACTAGAACTAAGTTACCAGCAAATGTAGTTCCAACCTTAACAGATCTAACAGAAGAGAATGTTTGGCTAGCATTCATTAAGACGTCAAACAAATATAACTTATAGTTAGTACCATCTTTTTCAATGCTACGAGCACGTGCGTATCCGATGATAGAACCACCGCCGCCTGTTGCACTTCTTAATTCAATCTGACCAAAGGTAGTTATATCGGGTAGACCAGTAACTGTGGAAGCTAATAGGTTAATGTAGTTGCCAATAAGTGAGGATACAGAAGCACCTTCAAACAATGCCGCTTCACGAGCTTTATTAACTGATAGGTTAGTAGTAGATAATGTTTGAATCTCATAACCACGAACGTATGCTTTAGAAGGCTCGATCGCTGCGATCAATTTAGTAGCATCACCTGGAGAATTGACTGCAGTATCTTCCTTCATCGTTGCACGGAAAGGTCGAACAGTGTAGTCACCAGACTCATCGTATGTACGGCGAGCTAATACGTCTTCGATCACAGAATAATCAGAGCCACGTACTTGTTTTTGTACCTTGCCATTTACAACTCGTAGTAATAATAAGAAGTTTTCAATTGTAGAGGCATAGTTCGCTTGTGTCTTAAGCGCAGTCTTGATTGAATAACGATGTGCTCCAGGAGCTGCATAGTTAGGAGAACCAGTCGCGTTGTCGTTTAAAGTAGTATCTTCAGCTGCAGTAGTAACAGCCTCAGTAATTTCTAGACCAACATCAAGGGAAATATTATTAGTGTACTTTGAAAGTATAAGAGTGTCAGCTTTAACAATGACAAAATGTCCGCGTAAGAAGTATACACCTTCTTCAACTTGAATCAGCGCACCTTCGCCCGTTGCTGCAGATGATGCAACTGTTGCTGTAAGTGTACCATTGTCGTAAGAAGAACTACTGGCATTCCACACTTTTTCAGTTAAAGAATCAGATGAACTAAATACCTTATTAGCATTAGTTGCGCCGTTAGAATTCTGATAAACCACATAAAATGTATCGGGATCAGATCCGGTGGCAGCAACAGCTTTAATGATTTTAGCACGCAGGCCTGCTGCGTTCGCAACCATTTTACCGTTAAGGGTATCACCCACAGTAGCAGCGTTAGTAGCAGACAGCTTAACATAGTCGGCGTAGTTGTTATAAGAGTTACCGCCAGGAATTACAAGCGAACCTTCTTTAAACATGTGGTTACCGAATTGAGTAACCTGGTTTTGAAGAATCGACTGAAGCTGAGTAAGCTCTCGTGCTTGCACAGCAATTCCAGGACGGAAGAGTACCTTATGATATTTTTCCTGAGGGGAGAGGCTATCAGCCCCATCCTTAAGAAAGTCATCGTAGTATGGATCTACGTTAAACTTAATGGCCATTATTTTTTCCCTTAGAATTCAAGTACTAGTTTTACTGTTTCAATCTGATCGTTAGCTCGGTTAACAGCCGTACGGTTTTCAACGAAGATAACCTCGCCTGAACCGTGCTCAACTCCAGGATTTCCTACAGCTGTACAATTACGCGCAGTGTTACTAGAGCCACTGATTTTAATATTATCTGAAGTCGTGAAAGTACCGAATCCTGTAGTTTCGTTTTGGTGATAATTTACAACGCCTGTAGTTGCATTATAATCATCAATAACACCTAACGCTGCAGATGAACTTCCAACGATCACTGAATCATTAGTAAACTCGCCAGCGGCTGGTGGTCCTGCTAAAGTTAAACTATACGTCGCTCGCAATGATCCACCTGATGAAACAGTAGTTGTTCCAAAGTTATATGGGTTGCGGATGATACCTAGCTGACGGAATTCGTTGCCAGTAATAAACGTATCGTTCTCGTTGCCAGTCAAAGAAGCGTTAACAGTAATATAATGTCCTCGCAAATCTTGACGTGCGTCGTAACCAAATCCATTCTTAGGACCAATGATTGCACGAGCAGTTGCACCAGAACCAGAACCGTCAGATGTAATTACAACCTTAGCTTTAGAATATCCAGTTCCTGCAGTACTTACAAGAAGCTTAGTAATTACACCACCTGCAACAGTTACATTAGCATCAACTACCGCAGCAGAAGCTCCGTCACCAGTAATTGTCACAGTGAAAGTATCGCTTGCAGAATAACCTGTACCGCCATTAATAACTTTAACGTTATAAATCGCACCATCTACTGCCGCTTGCTTAACTGCCCATTGATCTTGAAGGGCTTGTGCTGCAGCACCACCAGGGTTTGTCGTAATATCACTCATTGGAATGAATGCTGAAGTTAAAAATTTGTTAGCAGCGGTGGTTGATAATGTATACAAATATTTCCAGATGTAACCATCAGATCCACTAAAATCGATAACACCCGCAGTAGTAACACCAGAGTTATCTGGATTAGTAGTAGATGCGCCAGGACCAGCTTTTAAACAAAGCATGATATGGTTGTTATCGGTAATAACATAGAACTTTTTAGATTCTAGTGTAGTATCACGATCGTCATATTCAACGTAGGTTGTACCTGAAATCCACTGGTAACGAGGTGCAGCGAACTGCAAATCCGTAGTAGCTAATTTCTTAAGGGACGTCATGTGTTGCCATACATCAGTTGTATGAGAATGAGTATTATCGTACGGCGTGTCTGGTGAAGTATCATCAGTCCACGTTGCTGAACGACCAACGAACAAATAATAATTATTTGCCGCTGCCGTAAGATCAGCTACAAACTGCTTTGCAGCTCTTAGCCTAAAGTTTTGTGTAACAATGGCGGCCATTGATTTCGACTCCTATTAAATGTTCGTTCTTTACGTGATAGTTATTTCAGCTGTCGCGTTAATATCTATTGTTTTATTTATAGCGTTTAGAATAGTGTAATCTGAGAAATTAGATACAGGATTCGGTAGCAAGAATTTTAAATCTTCGAGGTATTGTTTAGGACCTAGATGATTAGTCTGTCTTGTATTAGTATTTACAATGCCTTCAGTGAAGTAGACAGTTGCAAGATCACCAGTATAACCAAGGTGAGAACTTAATACACCATGACCAGTTCGAGTTGCAATAGCCTGAGCATTGATCTCTACTGGAGGTATAATAATCGGAACTGGAAGACCAGCACCAAGTTGTAATCCAGGTTGTGCAAACGGCGTAACAGTACCTGCACGATTCTTTTCTAAAATTTCAATGAAGAGAAGAATCTCACCAAAGAATATAAAACCTGCTGGGTGAACCAACCGATTAAATGCGTTTTTCCACTGGTCAATGTTAGCACCAGTTTTAAGGATGTATGAGAACTTTTGATACTTGTAAGAATCTTGAATTTTCTTATCATCAGATACAAATGAACGTGATGTTGCACTCGACCCTGAACGATATATCTTAACAACATCGGCATTAGCAAGTGCAGGACTAAATGTTAATTTATATGCAAGTGTCTGTGTGACGTTGTCACTTGAATCTGGATCATCACTTCCACCACCATACGTTCTATAATATGTGCTTGACTTCCAATTAGTATTTAGTGTACCGTTAACAAAGACGATAGGCACATCGTACCACAACCAAAAACTATTATCGTCTTGGCCAGTTATTTCTGAAGTAGCACCTGAAACTGTATACGTAAGAGAAGGAGAATAAGTTCCAGGGTTAGCAATAACATCTGTAGAAAAATCTGTCCACGGGTTATCAGAGGGAACAAACATATCTTCTTTAGGAAAATAGATCTCAACTTCATCATCGTATAATATGTTAAAGAACGATGTAATGGAATCAGGTGTTCCACGTGACTGGTAGAACTGTACAAGCTTCGTATAAAATAAACGAGGATCGGCAGCGAACGTACGTGGTACTGAAATGCCAATCTCTTGTTGTAAGTTCGTAAGAAACGTTTCTTCAACTAAATCTATATCTCTCTGACTAGCAATACGGTTAATGTAGTGAGATGCTCGGTTCTCAGAAACTAGATACTTATTAAATAGCTCTAAGAACTCAATAAAGTCAGGATATGACTGGTTGATATGTTCAGGGACTAGGTCCGAGATCAACGAGGATATGTCTACCTTATTAGAATCGTTACTCATTATTCATGCCTTGCAGTAGTATTATAAGCGACACCAGCTGAAGTACCGCCAGTAATCATTGTATCAACTTCACCAGTAATTACACAATCATCTACTAAAATAGTTAGTAGTTCGTTTCTCTTAGGCGCGAGATCATTTGAATCAGGAGCAGCAGTAATTTCGATATATGTTCCAGTGAACGAATCAAACGCTGCAGTGAATGAAAGCTTACCAGTTGTAGGACTTATCGTACCAGCGTTATTCACTATAATCACTTCATTGGTACCAGTCCCTTGAACAATCTGAAGTCTACGAGTTCCTGTATTATCAACACGATCTCTGAGAGTACATCCAGTATTTCCAGCATGAACAAATTCTGTAGAACTAATTATCTGATCAGTTGAATTTGTATTATAAATTGGAGATGAATACGTTACATCATACTTCGCTTCAGCTGTCGTTGTAGGAACAATACGCTTTTTCATTTTAACTCTAACAACTGAGTTAAGAATAGCAATGCTTGTAGCATCTATGTTAGCGTTAACATTAGAATACCGGAATACTCCATCAAAACGTTTTAGCTGGTCAGTATTATATAGACGAATAACCTCACGAATTGATACAGCAAGCGCATCAGAAGAAAGTGAAGTTACGTTAGGATTATACTTAAAGAATACATCCAGAGAAATGTAAGTATATTGTGGATCTATAATTGTAGGAGTAATCGAAACCACATTCTTAGGTTTAAGATACTGAGAAATGATGAGTGTCTTATCTGTAGCGGTAAGTACCTCAGCATCCTTAGGTTTAATAGAGATATAAACTTTTCCGTAATCTGGTGGATCATTATCTTCACCACCCCAAACTGATATGGCATCGATGTTCGCGTAGTTATTTTGGATGATAGTTTTATAATCATCTGGTGTCACTGCACGATTCTGAGAAACATATGATAGCGGAGCGTTGAACTTAATGGATTCTAAATCTTCTCTCTCAGAACCACCAGCTGCTTTAGACACAACAGTTAATGTTATATCTGTATTACCATTAATTGTTCCAGCGAGTGCAAATACTGATGCACCGTTTGCCGCATCGTTATCAGTAACTAATGTTTCTAATTGGATGATGTTTCCATTGTCTAGTTTCTTACCAAGAACACCATCACCAAACTTAACTTCAAACATTCCGGTGCGATGCTCTTCAAGGAAATATACTTTAGATGCTGATGTTACTGCAGTCACATTGACTGAAGAAGAATAGGTATCTACTGCAGAGTTTGTATCTGAAGCTTTAATCTTAACTGTAAGTTCTGAGGTTACAGCGTTATCAAATGGTATTAGGTATGATTCAGCAGACGCAGAATCGTATATGTATTCTATACTTTTATATGAACCTTGCAATACTTTAATATTAGTAAAGATATATTCGCCATCAGCATCTCTTGTTGTTGATACCGTTTGATCGTTAACAAACTTATATGTGACGCCATCAATTGTAGAAGTAAATACTGTGCCCTTTGTCATTGTCAAAGGTAAGTAATTACCATCAGAATCAGTAACACCTACAGGAGAATTTACTTTGACAGTAATATATGCAACAGCAGGATAAGATGAACGTGGTGTGTAACCAAGCATCTTAGCGTGTGATACTACTGAAGGACGTAATCTTGCGCTATCTAAGAATGTTTCGTTGATTGCAAAGTTAGCGTTGATTGCATTGTAATGAGTTACATATGCCATTACGTCAATCATTGAACTTAAAGCAGACCCTTCGAAGTTGTAGTCTTCAAAAGTGGTTTGGGCTTTCATGAATGTCTTTAAGTCTGTCTTGATGGCATCAAAATCCATCTCCGAAACTTTAAGGCGGTTAGTATCAGTCATTTATCTGAGCCTCTCAATAATGAATTCTATGTTTGTGGTCACGTCTTCAGGTGACAGGATTTGTACTTCTAAGTTTAAGCTTAGTGCATTTCTATAAGATAGATCTTCAATGCGTACATCTAAAACTTTTACTCTCGGCTCATAGTTTCTAAGAGTACCGATAATTCTTTGTTCCATATCTGCTTTGACTATCGGGTCGAAGTTTTCAAAAAGGAACTCAGTTAATGATCCACCAAAATCTGGATCAAAGAATTTCTCGCCGCGTCTTGTGAGTAAGATATTACGCACAGACTGTTTCACCGCTTCAACATCTCTTTTAATAGGAACATCACCGGTTACAGGATGCTTTAAAAAAGAAAAATCAAAGTCAGCGTAAGGCTTTTTACGAGAGCTAATATTTGAATTTGTATTTGCCATACTGTTATTTATAACCCTAATTCGCGGAAACGTTACTCGCACCCGAAGTTAATTCGATACCACAGCCATATGAATCACCTACTCTGGCCAAGGGTTTACCATTAACAAAAATGTCTGGAGAACCAGAAGTTAGTTGTGTTATATGCGGTGTACAACCACTTGCTTCAGGCACGGCAGGATGTGAAGAATTTGAATCTTCTTGTCTATGCGCACCTTTACCTTCTATGAATACATCAGCCGATCCAGTGAGTGCTGTAGGAATAACACCACATTCGTGTATCGTAATTAGATCAGTTATTCTACATGCTTTTGGCATTACTGCAACCACTCAGGAATTACTGGCTTAAACGTTGTAGCCACAGAAGATTGATCTTTACGTGGAACTGTTACGCCTGCCGCAGTTTGTGTTGAGTAAGATGAATTACCATCAGGCTCAACAACGGAATTTAATGGAGTTACCAAGGTCGCGTTAGCAGTAGTTGATGCAACGTACGAAGGACTAGTAGCAACTACCCCTGGCTTTTTAAGATTTATAAGAGAACCAAATAAGTCCATCTCACCAGCTGACGATGCTTTAAATGTAGTACCTGCTGCAATATCAATACTACCAACCGATGACATTTTAATATTACCTGAACTATGAATATCTAATGTACCACCAGCTTTTACGTTTATATTACCACCAACGTTAATGTCAGCATTATTAGTAACATTTATTTCAAGCTTTTGACTTGAGTTGTAATGATTACTTGAATGAACTACCATAGAACCGTCAGGATGGATTTCAACGTATGAACCACTGCGATGATATACGTGAACTCTTTCGTGGTTAGGTGTATCATCCATCTCTATCATGTGTCCTGACTCAGAACTAAATACATGGTTGTATGGGTATTTTGCATTATAAGGATCAGCAGGTTCAGTTCCAGCTACTTGTTTTACTATATTACTTGTGCCACGAGCACGTCGAGGTATAGATGATTCGTTAACTTCTCTTGGAAATGTTGCGGTTGGATCTGCAAATCCATTTTCTGAATTAGGTTTTGTATATGGTAGACCATGCACAGAACCCATAACAATAGGCGATTGCATATCTTCATCAAGAAACGATAATACTACCCAAGAACCAGGAACCAGGAACGGAGTTTGTCCTAAGCCTGAATTTCCAGGAGTAGTTGTAGGATTCATGACAGGAGCCCACGGCAATGATGACGTAGGAATATCATTAATTTTATCAGAACTGTGTAACCCAAACACTCGGACTCTTACTCGTCCAATTTCCTGAGGGTCATTACGATCTTCTACTGTTCCAAAATATAACATTAATTATTCTCCATGAAGCTTAAACCATCACGTATTAATTCCATTGACACAGTATATTCAGCTCCTTTAATGTAATGTCTAATCCTAGATATGACATAAGATCCAGAAAATAATTCGTCCTTATCATTTGGTTCACCAGCTAACGCTGGTTTATTAGGAGTAATTATTAGGTTTACAGATTTACCAGCTTGATAATTCTCAGGGTCTGAATCAGAATAAGTGGATATGCGTACCATATCATTTATCCTTGTAATTCGTGAATCAAGCTTAGTCAATGATAATGAATCGCTTTGAGTATTAAGATCTGTTACACCTAATGATTCATATGCGATAGGGTTATGCATTTCAAGACTAACAGAAGGTTTAAGCTCATTTGAATTAAGATTCTTTGCATCAACAGTATACAATCTATACGGATCTAATGGAGCTAAGGTTGGAGCATGTAAAGAATGATTAAACTCAATTTCAGACCATTCGTTATTCGCAACATTAAGTCTAATAGTATTATTAAGTAAAGCTCCACCGCTCAGAATTTTTAAGGTATCTGAATTTTTAATTATTTCATATTCATATAGTACGCCCAAAGAATCGTCTAAGTATCGTGTGCCCTGGCCAGTATAATCCTTGTTCGTTACTTTTCTACTAGAAAGCACCGGAAGATTTTTTATATCCTTTGCATCGCCAACCATAGACTGTAGTGATTGTAGTATCGGCTTGTCACCAAATAAATTTTCGAATAAAAAATATGGAGTTCCATCTTCTCCAAATGTTTTACTTATTACTGTATCAATAGCTGCATATGGTTTACTATAAGGGAATACTATGTGATGTGCACTTGATGATGGTGTCTTAACATCTATATGTTCGGCAAAGTAATTAAAGTGGATGCTGTCAATAATATCTGATGCTAAGCCACTATATGATTTAGAAAATAAAGATACTGCATTGGTCAAATGTTTCTTAGAAGTAATAGTTAATACAACACCTGCTGATTCTCCTGATACTTTCTTTATACCTTTAACTCGAGTACAAGCAAATGTTTTTTCTACTGTCTTGCCTCTCCTTGTAAATTTGATACGCACTTCTTCTTGACCTATTATAGGAAGAATAGCCACAAGGCCTGCGTTATCAGCAAATATTACTTCGCCGTGTAAGAACGGGTTATCGATAGCCTCAAAGATAGATACCTCAATAACAAGATGAGTAATTTCTACTTCTTCAATGCGCGTTGAGATATAGACCCTTAGGTCTCTTAATATTCTTGGAGAAGCATCTCTTAAATCATTAGTCATAGGTTCTGGCATATTATGATTCTCTCATTGCTTTTTCAAAAGCTTCTACAATATCACCAACAAATTCTGGTTTAACAACTTTTATTTTTGACTTAGCAAGGTTTTGAGCGGTACTTACTTCGAAGTTTGTAACAGGACTTGTTCCTGCCATTTGTCTACGAGTTCTCTCAAGCGTGCTATCACTTATGTGGTGCGCAGGACCATAAGCAGCTTTAACAATAGAAGTACAAGATAAGGTATTACCTACCTTACCAACATCAGCAGCGAGTGCACTATTAGATGCAGTAAGTGTGATAGTTTCTCCAGCCGTTCTAAAATCTGCGGGTGATGTTGTATCTTGTTCTATTTGAATATAGCCGGCTGTAGGATATATCCCTACAACTTTACCGGTTGCTAATGAAAGAGAACCTTGCACTGTTCCGCCTTTTACAAATTTACCAAACGCGGATACGTCTGCATCAAAGATTGCTGCAAGGCCAACAAACTCTGCTTCTATATAACTACGTAAAGCTTCAGAACCCTTAGGCCAATCGTGCCAGTAATTCTGAAGGTCTTCGTTTATAAGAAAGAACATCCAATAATAAGCAGGTGTTCCATATAGTTTTTGCGATACAGTGTCCGGCCTTTCTCCATCTAGTATACTATAATAAGAATAGAAAGAAACATTATCTAAGTTTTTAGAGATAATAGTAGAATACTGGGATAGGTCTTTAATAGTTTTATTAATACCGCTACCATCAAAGTCGTATTCCACATTATTAAAGGTTTTAAAGTATGCCATTAAAAATCATCCTCTATTATATTTTTCTGCGACAATGGCATTAACTCTTGGAATGATAATGTCAAGCCGATTTCAACAGGTGTCTGTGATCGCTTAAAATAAGACATGCTGTTAGGGTTAAACGTTGTGCTAGCATTTGTTAATGCAGCTTCCGCAATCTTAGGAATACCTTGAACATTATGAAATGAAACATTAAACACTTCAGGAAAGTTATACATCAGAGCTTTTGCATCAAGAGTAGGATACATTTTAGTACGAAAGAATTTAATAATCTTTGTCACTTGCTCAGCTTCTGTTTGTGAGGAAGGTATCATACTAAAAGTAAAACTAAATGCTCTCATACCTGGGGCTCTGAAAAGCATAAACTCTTGAGGGTTTAAAGTGTTCTGCATTTTCTTGCTTCGAATAGCTTCTAAAGCTGTACCTACTGAAGCACCACCTGTACCTGCAGCAAACGCTCCAGCGGGCCCGCCAACGGCATTACCTATTAATCCAGCAAGTGCTGTAGTTGCTGAAGCAACACCGGTTGATGCAACGTTGACCACATCATCCAGACTATAGTCACTATTTTCGTTAATGACATTTTCTATAACGCCACCAGCTAAACCACCAGCAGCTGATTCATAACGCATAGTGTCTGATACCTGAAAACCTTGAGGCATGTACATTGCACAAGAACCAGAATCATTTTTGTGGATTTCCTTTACCGCCCCGCTATCAGACTTAAACGCAGTTGTATATTTTGCACGATGTGAAGTGAACAAAATAAAAGGTTTGTCACCTGCGTCGTGATTAAGGGGATATCGAAGTGCCATAAATAGCTCCGTAACTGTAAACTTTTAAAATACTATAAGGTTATTTATAATGGCTCGAATGACGTACAAGGGGAAATACCGCCCTAAAAACGCAGAAAAATACAAAGGTGACCCAGATAAGGTTGTTTATAGATCATTATGGGAAAGAAATACATTCAGATGGATAGATGCAAACCCTGATATTGTTGAATGGAACTCAGAAGAAGTAGTAATACCTTACCGATGTGAGACAGATAAACGTATGCATCGGTACTTTGTTGACGTATATTATAAAGATAGGTCAGGGGCACAATACCTTGTAGAGATTAAACCTAAGAAAGAAACTATACCTCCTAAAGTTACTCGGCGATCTCGTAGATCTATCACTGAAGCATTGACATACATTAAGAATCAATCTAAGTGGAGAGCTGCAGAAGAGTTTTGTGATAATCGTGGATGGCATTTTGTTATATGGCACGAAGACGTTCTTAAGTCCATGGGAATAAAGATCCTTAAATAAGGTATAAATAGTAGTATGGAAAATTCATTATTTCACAAATTAGAGATCGAGGCTTACCGCAAAGGTTTGCAGGCAAGATCTAAAGAAGCCAGAGCTTGGTTCCGTAAAAAAACTACGGAATTATCTGGTGTTAATCGTCAGTCTCTATTAAAGGACGAAGCTTTAAAGAAGACTAAAAACCCAGAAGCTGGTGACATGTACATGTTTTTCTACGATGCTAAGTTTAGAAAAACCTTACCATATTGGGATGCGTTTCCCTTAACCATTATGGTTGAGCCAACTAAAGATGGTTTTTACGGTCTTAACCTACATTACCTATCACCCATGTTACGCGCAAAGTTCCTTGATAAACTAATGGAAACCGCTAACAACTCTAGGTTCGATGATGGTACAAAGCTAAGGTTGAATTATAGTTTATTAAAATCGGTAGCTAAATACCGTGAATTTCAACCATGCTTTAAGCGTTATCTTACTGCAAACATTCAAGGTACTGTTGCAAGAGTTGAAGCACCAGAATGGGATATCGCTATATTCCTTCCGACAGAACAGTTCCAAGGTAAAAACAAAACCCACGTTTGGGGCGCATCGAAGAGGATGATCTAATGGCATTACCTGCAGGCATAGACGCACTTAAGTCTACTATCGGTCGTAGAGGAGGTTTAGCAAAAGCTAATCGCTTTGCGCTATACATATCACACCCTGGTAAAAAACCTTCTATATTCAATACAGATGTAGAAGGTATTGTTGGGAACGCAGCAAGAACTCTCATCAGTGGCGGTAGTTTATCTTTGGCAAGCTTTGTTGAAGATCCACGTGATATGTATTTGCTATGTGAATCAGTGAGTATTCCAGGTCGACAGATCGCAACACAAGAACATTATACTACGCTCAAGGCCGTGAAGAAGCCTTATGCGTATATGAATGAAGATGTAAGTCTAACATTCCACTTAACTAACGACATGTACATATGGAACTATTTTAACTCGTGGCAACAAGCTATTATAGATCCAAGCAGTGAAAGTAAAGGTGTTGCATTCGTTGATGATATAGCTACTGATATGCTTATTCAAGTGATGGGTAACACAGACTATATTCCAGTTAAAACTATTCGATTAAAGAAAGCTTTCCCTACAACCTTAGGTTCAATGGAGCTTTCTAACGCCTCAGAAAATACTACGCTCAAGGTGAGTATTACTATGGCATATGAAGATTGGGAAGAAGTAAGCACAGCTGATGGCTTTTCAGATCTAGCAGGTCGCGGTGGTGACATCGTATCTAATTCAATTAACCAATTAAGAAATATATTACAGTAGTAAATTATTTTATACAGGAGTGACGTGAAATGGCTTTACCAAAGCTAAATGCACCAAAATACACAATGACAGTTCCTTCAACAAAGGTTACTGTTGACTATAGACCGTATTTGGTCAAAGAAGAAAAATTACTTATGATGGCGGCTGAGTCAAAGGATGAGCAAGCTATTATCGGTGCTATGAAAGATCTTATAGAAACTTGTACGTATGGCAAGGTAGATCCTAATAAACTGACGATGTACGATTTAGAATATCTTTTCATTAAGATACGAGCTAAGTCAGTAGGCGAATCTGCAAAGGTAAAACAAGCCTGCTCGTCATGTGATTTTAAAAATGAAGTAACATTTAATCTTGATGCAGTTACTGTTGAACAGAAAGATCCAGATCGTGGCATGAACATTGAGCTTGCCGATGGTATAGGTCTTACAATGTGTTACCCTGACGTCAACGATATTGCTGATCTAGGTAACGGTTCAGATATAGATAAAATGATGGGTATGGTTAAGGCAAGCATTGCTTCAATCTATTCTAATGAAGAAGTTTGGAATGTGAAAGAACAATCTAAGGAAGAGGTTACTTCTTTTATTGACTCACTCACATCTGCACAGTTTACTATGATACGAGATCATTTAGAAAATATGCCAGCAGCAACTATTGCTTTAGATTATAAGTGTAGCAGCTGTGAAGCAGATAATCATGTAGTATTGACGGGCGCACAGAATTTTTTCTCATAGCCCTCTCCCACGATTCTCTTGTTAATCATTTTCAAGTGAACTTTAATATGATGCAGCACCATAATTATAGTCTTAGTGAATTGGATAATATGGTGCCTTGGGAAAGAGAAGTGTATGTTACTATGTTGATAGAATATTTGAAAGAAGAAGCTGACCGTCAAAAGCAGCAGAATAGAAAATAGAAAATAGAACTAACATCACACAAGGTGAAGGCTAATGGCATTAACACTTACGCTAGCTGATCTTACAGATCAGATGCAAGAACAGAATAAATCTACGAAAGCGATAGAGCAAAACACAGAAGATGGATTCTTTTCGCTTGAAGAGATTCGTAGTACTGGTCTTGATGCGTTTAATATTCAATCGCAAATTGCATTTGGAATTAATGCATTGCTAGAGTTCATGAAAGGTAATGCTCTTGCTCAGCTTGAGAAAGATCGTGAACTACTTAATGCATTAAAAAATCCAAGCACTGAAGCTCCAGAGCATGCACAATTTACTGGCGACGGTGGTGGTGGTGCGGTAGGCGTAGCGCTTGGAGCAGCAGCACTTGGTATTGGAGCAGCTGCAGGTGCGTTGCTAGCTTGGGGTAAGACTATAAAGGCATACTTTAAGTTATTCACTACAGCTGAATTTCGAAAGAGTCTTGCTGCAGTGTTAGATGGTTGGAAAACCTCTATTGCTAATTTAAAATCTAGGATGGCTCTTAAGGTTACTAACATTGGTGTAGCACTTGCTGCATTTTTTGATGATCTAAAGATGAAGTTAACTCCATCTGCTGAAGGTCCTTTAGCAAAGATTGGAGCAAGAATAGCAAACTTCTATAAAATTATATCTGACGGCATATTTGAATCGTGGAAAGGTGTAGGAACAAGAATAGGAAGTATTTTCACTCGTATAAGAATAATAATTACTGAAATAGTAATGAAGCCTATCAGGCTGGTTCGCAACTTCTTTACGACAATTGGCACACACGTTGGTAAATTTGGAAGTCTTATTGGAAAGATTGCTGGTATTGCAGGAAAAGTATTAGCTCCTCTCGGTATTATCATGGTTGCATGGGATACTATCATGGGAGCAATAGACGGATTTAATGAAGGTTCAGGAGTTATCGAAGGTTTATTCCTTGGTCTTAAAGGCGCACTCAACGGATTTGTTACATCATTGGTTACTGTACCGCTTGACTTAATAAAAGACTTAGTATCATGGGTTCTTAAGAAATTTGGATTTGATGAGTCTTCTGAGGCTCTCGATAGTTTTAGTTTCACTGATTTGTTTTTGAGTTTGACACAAGGGATATATGATTTCATAGACGGAATTATTGATTCAGTAGTAGCTATTTTCAAAAAGGGTATTGATATAGGAAGCAACTTCAGTATTAAAGACTTCTATAGAGACGTATTACGTAGTATTCTACCAATGCCTAATGCTGATGCACCTTGGTACGACATACCAAACCTAGTATCAAAAGCTATTCCAAACAGCGTTTATGAATACGCCGGACTTAATCCAGAAACTGGCGATAATACTGTGGAATATGATTTGGCACAATCATCAGAGATCGGTGCTCAGTTAGCAGAAGATCAAGCTGCGAAAGAAGTTGCAAGCTTAGCCAAAGGCTTTGCAGGTCAAGCTGCAATTAATAGCGGTAATACTACGACTGTTGGAGCTACTACAACTACGGTTTATTCTCATAAGCCTAGCGCACAAGGTAGTGAAGCTGGTCAACCTGGAGATATAAAAAAGAAATCTGCTAGGTAAGTTTTATAACTTTATTAAAGTTAAAAAAAGGGAGCGATTAAGCTCCCTTTTAGTATGCGACAGTTATTAACCGTTAGCTAACTTATTAAAGTAGGATAACGAATCATCATCATCATCTGTTGCTGCTGTTTGAGGTACAAACGTAGCTTGCGGTACAGGTTCAGCTGCTGCACGTTGCATTGGCGCTGCAGTTGGTTCGTCTAGTGATACCGCTTCAGCAGTAGTCATGACAGCACCTTCTTCGCCAAGTACACGATTCAACTTAGCTTTAAGTTCCGCATAAGTCTTAAAGCTTTTAGGATCTACAATCTCAGCAAGGCTGTATAGTGTATTATAGATCGCTTCAAGTTTAGCATCATCTTCAGACAAAGCTTTCATACCAGCGAATTCAGACTTATCATAGTTACGGTATCCCGCAACCTGTTGAATCTTAAGCTTGAAGTCAGCACCTTCCCAGAAGTCATATGGATTAACCGGAGTTTCATCTTGGAATTGTGGCTGCATAACATCCATGATCTTATCAAAGATCTTCTTACCGAATGTGTACAAGAAAGTCTTGCCATCATTTGCTGGATTAGAAGGATCAGATACTACCATGATATTTGACACATAGTGTAAGCGGCGCTTACGAGCACGTGCAATCTCTTTATCTTCATCACGACCAGTATTCCAAAGAATACTATTCATTTCTGATACAGGATCATCTTGACCAATAGTAGTCAAAGAATTCTCAATGTACCATTGTCCAGTTGGACCTTTAAAACCATGGTCCCAGTAGCGAACCCATGGAAGTTCTTCACCTTCAGCAGCAGGTAAGAAACGAATAACGGCATAGCCATTACCAGCTTTATCTACAGTAGGCTTCCAGAAGCGATCATCTTGGTAAGATGCTTTTTGACCACCAACAGCTTCAGCAGCTTTGGTGAGAGAGGCGATATCAGTACGATTTCGTTTTAAGTTTGCAAAAGACATATTATGTTTCCTTTATATTGCAGTGTATTAATTGTTTTGGTGATACGTCTATTATAACACGTATCGCTTAAGATGTAAACACTTTAAAGATAATTTTTTTCATTTTATCTGAATTAATGTTAACAAGTAAGCTATATTTTCTAATCTTACGTGAGACACTAGGCCACAAGATTGGATCAGAAATGGTTTTGTCCGCCCTACTCATAAAGTTCGTGAGCTTATTAAGTATCACGACAGACTCAATATTTATATCATCTGATAAGTAGGATTCTACAACCTTTGGATATTGGTTGCCGATTTCAAACAGCTGGTCAAAACTATCAACATTCACTTTATCAAGATCTTGTTCAAAGTTATATCCCATGGACTCTGTTCTTTTTTGCCAATCACGATACACTTGTTCATTGCCAAGCATATCGCCAACCCAATTATTGTCTGCAACAAAGTGCGCAGCGTAGTAATTGATTAGCTCAGGTGGTGTATCAAACATCCTGCCAACCTTAGCAAAGAAGTATTTATCCTTACGTTTCCAGAAGGATTGTGGCTTCACTGATGTTTTAAAATTATACTTTGGTGCATCATAAGACTCTTGCTCAAAATGCAGCTTCAAAGACTGGTAGTATCTAAACGCTTCAAAAGGTTCCATTATCATCGTACTTCTTCATCCTAATTGCATTTTCTAAATAGAATATGTGCCATTCTTTAGAATTAATATCAAGTGCTGCTATTGCCTCTTTACCACCTTTGTAGTCTGCAGCTTCCATTACACTATGAAAACCAGGAGGGAGAGCATCTAATTCACCGATTATATCACGGTTTAAAGTAAGACATCTAGACTGTCTTCTATTCTCATTGTCCATGTACATAACACTATACACACCAATCTCGAGTAGTTCTATCAGTTCAAACTTTGAGTAGTGTAAACTCATATAGGTAACCTTGCTCCTCCACCCTTAATAGAATTAACTTCAAGTGCTTCTGCTTCGATCTTATCTATAATTACAGGACTTAATAGCCTCTTAATATCTTCAGGAGGCAATTCTCGTTCTTCACAGATAATAAGTACAGCTTCGATGTACGCTACACTAAGTGATTTAACTTTATTTTCAACCATAGTTGAAAATCTTTTCTTTGTAATGATAGGAGCAGGAATTTCAACCTGTTCCCCATTTGTAGAAATGGTGGTCGTCAATAGATGTAATGTATTCAAGGGTTGTACTCCAATATGGTTGAACTGATTTAGTGTGGTAATGTGTACTACCATTTGTTGAATCAAATCCATAATCATGGAGATCCAACGCTTGAGTAGTAACAATTACCGCGTGAAAGTATGCATCAAAGTTTCTAGGACGGTCAGATAGTCCATCACAGAACCAACTGAATTGGCATTTATGACGTACTATAGCTCCGTTGCTATGATACTTAGCTTGCTTGATTACTTCACACGCTGTATTAGGATAACGATTGTCCTTCATTCTATTAAGTACTACGTTTGTTACTGCCATCTGTCCGTTAGATGATTGATTTCTAGCTTCAAAATATGAATTCAAGACTAAGCAATCAAACTCTTCTTGAGGGAGATTGTGCATTCCATCGAGAACGAATTCTGCATTTGCTGATGTTGATAATAATAGTGCTGCGATTGCTAATTTGATTTTACTCATTTATCTACTACTCTTATTAGTATACAATCTGCATTAATACGACCGTTAGGTTTAGATTCTTTCGTAGTTAATGTAGCCCAAGCTTTATCTATCAATTTAAGAGATTTGGACTGTACAATATGTAGGAAGTCTTCAGGTTTACGTAACCTTATCTTCCGAGTGTTATCAGATTCTAGATCTACACCTTGTAGAGTAGTACCTTTAATAGAGAACCCGCTCGCTTTGTCTGACACGTATTCGGTGATTTCTCGTGTCTTGGAGTTGAAGACAAACAGTCTCATTGCTCCAATTATTGAGATGGGATTGATAGAGACTAATTTGTTTTCACTATCATCCTTCTTGTACTTCATCTTAGCGACTTGCTTATCCGCAGACTTTACACGAGGTTTACTAATTTTTCGTGTTGCGACAGTTGCAGCTTTGATTTTATCACAATCAGCGAGCATATCTTCAACGTGCTTAATGCGCCGTCTCATTACTGAACGCTTGATATGTGAATAGCCTTCTACGGCTTGATCACACTGCTTGTTATAAGAGTCATTGAAGTCAAGAAGCCATCCATCAAGCCGTTTGCGAACGGGCTCAGCTGCTTTACCTGTAAGACCATGGAGGCGGAACCCATTGTATAAATCAAATTCAGGTTCTTCGCCACCGATCCATTGATCTTCCAGTTCATCCAAGTCAGTTAAAATAGTATCATTAACTTTAGCTTGGTACCTCTGAGTGGGAGTCAAGACAATCACATTTGCTACGGCTTCGGTATTTTCAGCTTTTTCTGCAATCGCTGTTGTACCTGCTTCAGTCGCATCTGCTACGAAACGACGTATAGCTTCATGTCCATCATAAAAAGACTCCAACTCTTCAGTTCTTGTGGTGCCGTCTAGTTGTAAAACTTTACGTTTGTATGGTATTTTTTCAAACTCTAATCCATGAGTTACCCACTGCATACAAGCAGCAACATGTACTCGACAGTTATAAACCCATTCAGGAGCAGATAGCATAACAGTTGAATCATCTTTAGAATAATTCTTCTTAATGAAAGCTTTCATCAACTTTACTTTATCAGCCTTAACAACTTCAACTTGAAAGTAATCCTTTAAGTGCGCAAAGCCTTTATCTACAGAGGCTGCAGCAATACCCGTCCGAGGACGTCGAGTATAATCTACTTTCTTTTTCTTTTTCGTTGTCAAAGCTTTTAAAGTCGCCATGCTATATTCTCTCTTCTCAAATTTATGATACCATTATATCACGTTTAGACTAAGTTGTACACACTTATTCCACTTTTATTTTCAAATATATTCAAGCTTGTGATATTAGGAACTAAGAATGAACGCCATCCTTCTGCCTTAACATCATAACATGCAATAGATTGAATAGTGCGTTGTACACCTTCGTCATCCACATAACTGACACCTTGCTTACTCTTTGGGTGTGCAACCTCAGGAATAATATCCATATTTAAAGTGCAATCCATAATACGTTGCTCACCATTCTTCTTAGTGAACGTTACTTGAATTACACCTTCTTCTAATAGCTTAACAATCTTGCTACGATCCATATTAACTTACCTCTCTTTTGAATATTCTAATCCGATTTGAACTAATGAGTGAAAATAGAACACTGCTAAATACGTTTTAGTATCAACTAGTAAACCTAGAGAGAATAACGTATTAAGTGCCCAAATTGAAACAAAAGGTAAAACTGCCATTGGTACTAACATGCTCATAGCATCTACAAAACCAACAATTTCCCAAGTGAGCCTCTCGCGAGACGGTACAAAAGATTTAAAATTCATTTACTAACCCCAGTCGTTATCAAATTTAGTGGTTTCACGCATAGTGTCACCGTAATAAGTATCTGCATACTTAGACGCATCAGTCCATTGGTTGTAGTTCTCGTCCATCTTATCGATAGACTTGTTAAAATCATTGATCGCATCAGCCTTTTGAGCTTTGAGTTCAACGTACACTGGAGAAGTTTTAAACACATTAGATTTAGCTTTTAACTTCTTCTTAAACTTAGCAGAGTTTGCAAGCCTTTCAGCT